TCAAGTAGACGTAAAGTTACATCTCTTTTATAAGTGTCTTTAATTTCAGGAAGATCAGCATGTTCCATTACTGGTTGCCACTTCTCCTTGATTGATTCAGATAAATACATTTGTACTTCTCCTTTATTAATTTAAAATTTTAATTTATCAAACTTCACATTCACGTTATCCATATATTTAAAATAAGGTTACTTGTTTAAGTTAGAAATTGCAGCCATAACACTATCCATTGAACTATCACGTTTTCCATCGGTTACGTCTTTATTAGTTGCTGCGGTTGCCTTATTATCTTTATCCAGTTTCTTGTCTGATTTAAAGTAACTGTTCTTAATAATATTTAACTTCTCTTTATACTGTTCATCAGTTTCATAATCGACATCTTCGGTTAACTCTTTCATTTTTTCAATGTCAGTATCAACCATGCCTTCTACGATATCCCGGAATGCATCTTTAGCTCTATATTGATTTAAATCTTTCACCGTATCCATATGCTTCTGAGTTTGCTCGTCAAGTTTAGTTTCCAATTCGGCAACTTCTTGTACAAGACTCTCAAAGACATCTTCCTTTTCTGCTGGAACATCAATGTAATGTTCCTCAAACAACTTCTTCAAACCAGAAATAAAGCTCTCTGTGACTTCGTTGCGAACACCTTGTTCAACAGCGAGTTTATTTTCTTCCATCCATTCTTTAACAACATAATTCATATACTCATCCATTTTCTCTGTCATCTCTTTCTGGATGCTTTCTGTTTTTTCTTCCATATCTTTCTTAGATTCTTCACGGACTTGCTTGCGAATCTTAGCAATCTTAGACTTAACTGCAGCCTCAAAGATCGTAGCAGCCTTCGTTTTGAATTCCTCAGAAAGTTCTTCTCCATCAATCAATGCAGAAACATCTTCAGAAACATCTACTTCGATTTCTTTTTCTTCCTTCTTGGATTTAGACTCGTCTTTATCTTCATCATCCTCATCATCATCATCTTTGTCTTTATCCAACCAAGGTGGCTTGCCTTCTTTTTTAGACTTGCCTTCTTTCTTAGATTCTACTTCTTCCTCATCATCTTCCTCATCATCTTCGTAATCGTCATCCTCTTCTTTTTTTCCTTTAGCTTCTGCTTTAGCAGATGCATTAGACTTTTTGGTTTTCAATCCACCATCAGTCTTTTTCGTTCCACCTTCTCCATCTTCTTCAGAATCTTCTCGACCATCTTCGTCATCTATAGCCGGCATTCCTAATTTCTTATTATCATCTTTAGCAGCTTCTTTCACATCTTCCATTTCAACCTCTTCAAGTTTTCCATCATCTGTGAGTGTTTCTTTCTTTGCCATTTTTAATCTCCTAAAAGTAATTTATTTCGTATAATATTTATAATACTATAGATTTTGAAGAAATTTAGTAAAAACTTCTAACTTTTTCTGTTCCAATTCCTTCATTTTTGCGTTCGCAATAGTTTTTCTCATGTTATCAATCTCTCGTTCTTTGATAATACCATTTTCCCAAACCCATTCTTTGCCTTCCATGATACCATTGACAAATGCATCTGGTGCTGACGGATCAGCAACAATGTCAACAGTAGACAAAACAAAATCTCCTTGTACTTCATTAACACCTTTTTTATTAGTCTTAACACTCCCCATACCTCTGGAAGATACACCAAGCTTAACTCCTTCACTAATAAGATTTTTTACGATCTTACCATTTGGAGTGTCCATTACTTTAGCCTTACCAACAAAATTCTTACCATCTTCTTTTAATTCTTTAATAACATGAGAAACTCTATCCAAATTAATAATAGGTCCCATTGGATGTCCAAGTTCACCAAGAGCTCGACCTTCTTTAACATATTTATTATTAAAGTTATTCACTTCTTTTTTCAAAACAGCATGAGGATATATTCTTCCATTCTGATTTTTAAGATCAGACTGCATGAAGATACCTTTAATATACTGCTCCTTACCTTTACCCTCAGTAATATACTCAACTTCGTGAGTATGTTCAGTTATTAGTTTCATGCGTTCTCTCCCCTTTTCTTTAATCGTTCAGCTTCTGCACTACGAACCTTTGGTAATATTTTTTTCGCAATTCTTGCAATTACTGCTTTCTTTTTAGCTAATTTTTTTTCTAATTTTTCTCTACCTGATATTGATAAATCAGATTTATCTCTATCTTTTAAAATTTTCTTTGTGATAATATCTCTTGCTTTTTTAACTGCTCGTGTTTTTAATTTTTCTGGTGTTGCTTTTCGTTTCATAGCAATCTTACGTTTACGAGCAATTTGTTTTCCTTTTGTTTTCATCATTCTTGATTTTCTCATTCTTACAATCTTACTCATTACTTCATCAAGAACATCATTAATCATATCATCAACCTTCTTCATTTTTTTGTTTCATCCTTTGGTGTATCTTGTGATGCTTCCCATTCTTTATGTGTCATATCAGAATGAACTTTATCACAATCATGGTTCTCTGTTCTTCGACCATCTCCACCTGCACATTTTTTTCTTGCACCATCGGCTTTAATATACTCAGTTACTTTTTGAATGATACTTTCTTTTTTATCCATTCGCTTTTGCATTTCTTTATCACGATCTACTTTTGCTTTTGCTTGTTTCTTATCCATATCTGCTTTACGAATTGCAACTTCTTTATCTCTGTTAGCTTTTTTTAATGCAGATTCTTTATCTCTATTAGCTCGTCTTACAGATGCTAAATCTTCTTTGAAAGTATTAATTACATTTCGTAATAAATTTTTCATTTATCTGCCTCTATGGGTTCTGGTGTTGGTGCAACTTCTGGTGTTGGTGCATCTTTTGTTGGCAATTCAAATTTAAAACTGTTTTTATAATCTTCAATAGCTTTAAATGATTTAGTTCTTAAACTTTTTGCAATACCCTCTTTTGCTTTAGTAAGTTTTTTACTAAAAATATCTTTTAAAATATTACTTGTTATATCAACCATTTTGAATCCTTTCTTTCATTACATTTTTAATTGCTTCAACTAATAAATTATCTGTAAGAGTACCTTTTTTAATCCATTCTTCAACATCATCTTCTTGATCTTTACCAGAAATTCTTCCAAGAACATCTTTCTTCCAAGCAGTTTTTTGAATACGTTCAATAGATTTAATTTCTTTTGGTTTTTTTAATTTTTTCTTGAGAGCCATCTTTACTTCACCAGCACTTGAACCATCCATATAAAAAGGGGGAAATCCCTCAACCTCTACTTTCCACATAGCCTCTGTAAATAAATTTTGTTTATAGTTTTCCAAAAAACTTTTAGTCTTTACTTTTAAAATAGATTTCATAGTTTTATATGGTTTAGAAGTCCTCATCTTCATCATCTCCCATATCCTCATCATCTTCTTCTTCTGGCTTTTCTGCCGCCATCTGCTTATCAATCTCTTTTATTTCTTCTTCACTTTGTTGCAAAATATTCTTACGCAGATACTCTGCTGAAATATACTTACCAACATATTCTTCAATCATTGAAACTAACTCAAAACGATCTCTTAATATCTCAGAATTTTTCAACTCCATGAAGTGAGAATCTTTAGCCCAATCATATCGAATACGATCTTTAATAGATACCCAATCTTCTTCTTTGATGATACCTTTAAGAATCAACTGAACTCTAAGAAGATCAGTAAACAAAACAGAGAATCTATGTCGTAAACGACCAACAAACTTTCCAAACTTTACTTCATCTCTTGTAATCTCAGAAGCTCTTCCAAGATTAAACTGTGTCGAATCAGTTCCCTCAATTCGTGAGATTGGAACATTCAAAGACTTGTACAGTTTCTTTCTAAAATATTCTATGTCATCTGTTTCACCAAGATTTTGTCCACCCGGTAAAGTACTGATCTCAGTACCACGGCCCCCTTCTCGTCTTGGCAACCAGAAATCTTCCAACATGGAAAGATGTTTACGTTGATCTTCAACTTCACCAGTAGATGCGTTATAAATCATTTTCTGTTTATAACGATTCATTACTTGTTGTAAGTATTGTTCCGCTTTTAACTTCGGAAGATTACCAACGTCAATATAAAATATTCTTCGTTCTGGAGCTCTTGCTAACCTATAGATAACAAGTGCATCTTCGATCATTCTTAATTGATTCCACGGTTTAATTGCTTTAAACAAATAACCCATGATAACTTGTTTTACATTATCAATTAATCCAGAATGAACATATGAAATTGAATCAGGTGCAACTGTTATTGCATTAGATGTTACACCTGCACTCATTCCAAAAGAACCAGAATTTAATGCATCAGGTGTATAAAGATAATACTCTCTAACCTCTTCAACTAATTCAAGCTGTCCTTCTTTTTTCTTTTTTACTTCTCTAATCTTTTCAATCTTTAAAGGATCAATCGGAATTAATTCTGTAATTCCATCCTTAGGTCTTTTCTCATCAATTACAATATGATGATACAGCCTAGCATCAATATACCATTTCTTAAACAAGTCTGCACCTGTATGATTAAAATCCAACAAATCCAGAATTGTAGAAAACTCTGTATGTATCTTATCTTTGATACTATCTGTATAATCTAATGAATCCAATTCCAAGGCGACAGCTGCCTTCCCTTCTTCAAGAATCACAGCCTCATTAATAATATCTTCGATAGCCCCATCAACTTCATGGGAAAAACTCATATCACGATATTTAGCAATTAAAACTTTTTCATCTTTGGCG